ATCTTGACAACGCCCTCATAGAACTGAGGCATATGGCGCGTACTCGCGAGATTAAACTGCACGTTCACATTACTGGACAGTTCATGCCCGGTCTGTTTGAACCACCACACGATCTGTTTTTGCTGTTCAGTCAGCTCGGCCCCGTCATCGGCGAGGGTTTGCAGTTGCTTGGCGTAGCGTTCGCGCACATACGCGCTGCGCTTGATCGACGGCTCAAGAGTGTCAAACGCCTTGCTTAATTCGGTCACCTTGCCCGCGAGATCCGTGCGTGCGAGCGATTCCTGCAACGCTGTCAGTGATCCACCGATATCAGCAACGCCCTCGGCATAGTCAACGGTTGCCACCGCCGCCGTCTCAGCGGCCACCGTGAAGTCTTCGGTAACCTCAATCGCTTTCGGGCCGTCGCCAAGATAGTCGCGCAGCTTGTCATTGAACCCGTCAAGCCCGTCAGCCAACGATCCCAAAATGCCGGTCGACCCTTCAAACGCGCTGAACATTGATCCGAGAAATCCGAGAAACGTGTTGACCTTATCGGCAACCCAGTCAAACGCCTCACCGACCAACTTGAGCGCGACGCGGCCCAGTAGCATCAGCGTGTCAAATAACGATTTGAGCACGCGTCGGCCGTTTTCAGTTGACGTGAGCAACCCGACGAACGCTGCCGTCACAAGGGTTAACGCCAACCCGACCGGGCTTAACGTAAACGGCAACCGGATCAAAAACCGCACCGCTCGGCCAAACTTTTTAAGGCCGTCAAGTATTACGGTGAATTTCATGGTGCCAAGTTGGTTGAATTTCTTGATCACCCACGTCAACGGTTTGGCAACCTGTCCCAACGCCGCAATCATGTGACCAAACACAAAGATCAGCGGGCCAGCCGCCGCGACCACTGCCGCCACGGCAATCGCCACGTTTTGCATGACGGGTGAGAGGTTTCTGAATTTCTCGATGGCCTCGGCCACACGGTCGGCAAACTTGCTGAGCAGGGTGATCCCTTTTTGGATGGCGGGCATGAGCGCGTCGCCCAACTTCTGGCCGACAACCGTTAACTGCACCTTGAGGCGATCCCATGCAAAGCCAACAGCATTGACGCCGGTCGTCTGCTCTCGGAAGGCTGCGTCAGTCGCTCCCGCGACATCCTGCATCTCAGCGAGTTTTTGGTTGAACGTCTCGGCCTGCGCTCCAGTCAAAGCGAACGCGGCCGCGAGTGCTTCCTTTCGACCGAGAAGTTGACCAACAGCAAGCGATGAGCCGTCAGTCGTGGCAATGACTTCCCTCAACGCCCCGACGAGGCCCAGCTCGGCGATCATGGCTTCGGTTGTTTCAAATCCGAGCGATTTAACTGCCGCTTTCATCGACGTTGAGGGCTTGATCATGCCGCTCAAAACGCTTGCCAGTTGGGTGGATACTTCCGCAGTGTTGCCGGTCACGCCCGTGAGCGTTGCCATGACGCCCGAGAGTTCTGTTTGCGTCACGTTCATTTTCTCGGCAAGCGGTACAACCCGGCCGAGACTCGCGGCCAATTCAGGAAACGACGTCTGTCCTAATCGGACAACCGTGAACATGAGATCGCTGGCTTGTTGAACGGCCGCCGCACTTGTGTCGCCGTACGCTTTTGTGATCGCTGATGTCAGGTTGATCGCATCAGCGGTTGAGGCCAGTCCCGCTTTGGCTGCGCGGGCGTTGATGTCTAGTACTGCGAGTGAGTCAGACGTATCGCCAAACGCAGAGATCACCTGATACAAGCCGCCCGTGAGATCGCTGGTGGACTGCCCTAGTTCCTGCGCCATGTCTTGGACGGCGCTTTTCAATTCAAGTACCCGTGCGGTGTTTCCTGGGATCAATGTCGCGACGTTCGCCATCGCCTTGTTGAAATCGACGGCAAACTTGAACGCCGCCGCCGCTGCGCCAGCAATAGGTAACGTCAGGCCCGTGAACATTTGCCCGCCCATGCGCTGCATGTTGCCGCCAACCTTGCGCATCTTTTTGCCGAAAAGGTTGACCTTTTTGGCCGCCTCGTTCAGCGAGTTGCTAAAGGTATCGCGCAGCTTGAGCGTGGCGAAGAGCGTGCCGACTGAGACGTTGGCCGCCATTAGTCGTCACCCTCGGCAAACGATTCCTGCTTGAGCCTGAACACGTTATCAATCACCAGATCCATCGTCTCGGTCGCCTCAAGTTTCTTGATGTCGCCATCGGCCGCCTGATAACTGCGAAACGCGGCCGCGTAGTTGCGTAGTTCCATAATCCGGATCGCCGTGTCCTCTGGATCGTCTAACAGCAACCGCTCGGCCACGTGCGGCAGGCAATGGAAGTCCTCCGCGATCCGCGAGATAATCCACAGCCGCACGGTGTCGGCGTCGCACTGACCCCCGGTGAGGTAGCGGTGGAACGCCTTTAATCGTTTTTTCGGTCGGCATCCTGTGTGGTGATGTCCTCGGCATTGATCGGTACTTTCGACAACCGCAAAATCTGCACAAACAAAAAGTCAGCCGTCTCAGCCTCAAGGTCGTTGATCGCATCAGGCGTCACCGGAATCTTGGCCGACCACTTGACGACGCCATCAATCAACGTCTGCTCGCGATCAAACGCGGCTTTCGGATCGCGTTCCTCGACCTCATCCTTGACGGCTTGCTCGCCGCCCATTTGCCTGATCTGCTCAAAGATGGCCGCCCCGCCAACCGACTGCATCAACTCGGCGGCTTTGCCAATCGTGGCCTGCTGGCAGCGTTCTTTGGCCCGACCCGACAACGCCTTGATCGTCACGGTATAACTCGGCGTACTGGGTGTCTTGACCTCTTTGGTGACTTTTGAACTAAACATGATCACTCCCATCAGGGCAGCGGGCGAGGGCGCACCATGCGCCCAAAACCCGCAGCCGTGTCTACTGATTACGCCTCGGTGACGGTGCCGGTCGGCGTCAGTGTGACCTCATACGCCGTCAGCTCGCCGCGTGTGGCGGTGCGTGTGTAGTTGGTGATGATCGCCTCGCATGCGGTGGTTTTTGACCCGCCCCACGTGATGGTGATCGTCCGGGTTGAGCCGGTGTCGCTTGGGCCGCTCGCGACGTCCGAAAATAGGGCATCAGGACCAGTTGATGATTGGTCGTCATATAGGCCCCCAAGCACAATTGGTTCTGCACGACGCATGCCCGTGGACAGTTGTTCCTGCCACGCATCGCCAAACGCAGTCGTTTCCTGTAACAACGCCTCGACTGACACGGCGTTGATCGTGGTCACGTAGTTGGTCATGGTGACCGGGGTGCCGCTCGAATTATCCACTGCCACAATTATGGAAGATGAACCGTACTTACTCATGATTGTTGTGTCCCTTCTTAAGTTGCACGCGGTGCGCTAGAGGCCACAGTTGGGCGAAGGGGCGCAAACGGTCGCGATGGTTGACCTGGAACGGCCGCCGCCCGTGGCGGCCACTTGTCGAGCTTGCGGCGCACACCAACCGCCAACCGGAGCAACGTGCGTGCCTCGGCCTCGGTGGTGGCGTCTGCCGCGTCATACAGACGCAGACGGGCAAAGCGTTCGATCTCCCGCGCTGCGTGTTGATACCGTGTGACGTCAACCGCCATCGTTAGCCTCTGGCAAACCCCACGACTACCGTGAAACTCGGCCCGGTGCCGCCGATGGTGTAACTCACTTTGAGATACTGGTTGACCGTGCCTGTGACGGTTTTGCGTTCAGCCGTGCGGGCCGTCGCCTGCGTAAATGTGATCAGGTCGGCATAGGTCGCATCGTCAGCCGAATGTCTGATCTTGACGTCGGCCGTCGGGGACGTGCCACTCGCCGCCGTCACTTGCAACGTGCCTGCCCCGCCGCTGCTGGTCGAGCTGCCGTAATTCGTGGCCGAGCCGGTGCCGGTCGCGGTCACCGCCGCCAACGGCAACACAATGACGCCCTCATCTTTGACGCCGGTGACCGTATACGTGCCGTTGGCTTTGGTCAGCTCGCCGCGTGTCGCCTGCCGCGTGTAGGTGCCAGCAAACACGCCCTCATGCGACGTAAACGGCGTGCCGAGCGTGCCGCCGGCGTAGTAGTAACTGACGACCTTTGAGGTCGCCTCTGAGCCTGACAACGCCGCGTTGACACTATCGGTTGCGTCGTCGTAAAACCCCTCGGCGTTGAGTTCGGCCGTGCGGATGCCGGTGCTGGTGTGTTCCTGCCACGCATCGCCCAAGCCGGTCGTTTCTTCAAGGTTGGCCGTACTGACGTCTGACAGACTGGTGCTGACGCCTGACACATTAAAACCCTGAATAATTAGCGTGACGTTATTGCTGCCGTATTTTGCCATGGTTAGATCCCCTCATCCTCATCGTCCTCGTCGGCCTCGTCCTCACGCGCTGCCACGGTCGCGCTCGTGGTCGCTGGCACAATGACGCCCTGCTCAATCAGCCACGCCAGTGACTCACTCGGCACGGCGTCGCAGCGTGCGCCCGTCTCGGCGATCACGTCGCCGTCAGCGTTCGTCAAGGTGGTCGTTGTGGTGTAGTCGCTGCCGGTCATGCCTGCACCTCATCTCGTTGCGTGTGTTCCTGAAACTCATGCCCGCAGACGCCGCACACGTCGCGCACGTTCCGGCCAAACCCGCCAGACTCGACGCGCTTGTCACCGTTCGCCCCACACTGCGGGCAGTTCACGATCTCCTGAGTCGGCGGCGTGGTCATCGCAAGGCCAACGCTTTCGCGAGACGGCGCACCATACGGCCGCGCTGTTTATAGATAACATCAGCCAAAAACCGACGCTGGCCTTTGGTATGGGAAAAATGTTTTTGATGCTGGGCGAGCGCATATTTGGCCGTTTCCTGCGTCGTGCCAAACCCAAACGGCACCATCAGGTCAAACCCTTGCTGATACGGTTGGCCGACGTCAGCCGAGTCACGCAACGCGCCGCCGCCGACGTCGTCGGTATCGACGGGCGTTTTGCGAAACGCCATCATCATCTGCTTGGTTGCCTCTTGAAACAGTGCTTTCTTGGCTTTCGCTGGTGACTCACGCGCAATGCGCTGCAGCTCGGCCGCGATCTTGCGGTTGCCCTTCATCGACAATTTGAACGTCACCGGCTGCGGCATTAGTCCTCACTCACCGTTAACGTAAACTCGGCCAACAAGTGCTTGGTCGGCACCCCATTGATGTCGATGTCTGGCAGATTGGTCGAGGCGTCGTGGATTAAAAATAGAGCCGTGAAGTTGCTCATGCTCGGTGTCTGATACGTGAGCAACTGCACCGCTTTACTGATAATTGTGTCGGCCTGCTGATTGCCCTCATATTGTGAGTAGCAATGAATATCGACGCCCATCGAATAGAAGATCTGTCCAAACGTGCCGTTGGTGTCGTTCTCGCGCACCTCAAACGCCACATAGGGAAAGCTCGTATCCTGCGGCACGTCCTGATAGACGCCGCCCGTTGCCAAGGTGGTCATGGCGCTGACGTTGAGCAACCCATAGATGGCCTCGGCCGCTGGCTCAAGTGCAGATCGCG